CTGACTATCAGCAGAGGAGTAATCTTCAAAGTCTGAGTAGAGCTGCTCAACTAGCGAAGTGGTAGGAACTATTATAATTGATTTGCGATCTCTCTCTAAATGCCAACGCAATAGAGAATAGATAATAAGAGATTTACCAGAAGCAGTAGGAGATAGTAATAGAATTCGTTCTTGGTTTATTGCTTCAGTTACTGCATCTAACTGATATTCCCGAACCTGAATGTGGTTCCCTTTGGTGTGCGGATTAAGTAAATTAACGAACTGTTCAATTTCCGCTTTTTCCTTGGTAGTGGTTGATTTAAAAGTTCCAAAATCTTTGTTTGGAATAAATTGAATCTTGTATTGGTTACGTTCGCAGAACTCCAACAAATAATTGTACAATCCTGCATAAAGAGTTTTCCTGTGTAAGTCATACAGCCTAATCCAGCCATCCCATAACCTCGCTTTATATTGTGGAGTAAATTGATATCCAGGAACTCTAAACTTGAAAAAATCTGAAAGATTTTGTTCAACGTCAGGTTCAGCAAAAACTCTTATATAAACTTCACTTACCTTTTCAAAATATATCATTCTATTTTTTGTTCAATTCCATTTTCTAGTAGGACTATACCATGCCCTTCTTTGAAAACTTTTTTGTCAGTAATTGTTTTATCTCTTCGGGTAGCTACCCATATTAATGTTGGAATGTGTGCGTATGGCTTTATTTTATTTATCCACCAATTTATATCTTTTTGTATAACATGTACATCTCTTCCATCTTCAAGTAATCTTCCAGTAGCCCAATTTGCTATACCGTGATATACAAATTTTGTTGCTTTGGAATATATTACCTTTAGTGTTTCGTCTATATTACTTTCCTCTATATGTTCAAGTACATCAGTATTTATAACTGCGTCAAACGTTCCTTGAGGAAGTTTATCTATACCCTTTACTGCTGGATCGTATAGTGTAGGAAATATTCCCCACAAATAGTCATGGTGCTGGTCTCTTGCTTTATATTGCAATCCCTTACCAGAACCAAAGTCTAAAATGGTTTTTATATTTCTTGATCTTATCTGTGGCTTTAGAAGTAAGCCATGTCTTTTAAATGAAGCTCCCCAATATCGTTGAGGATTTTTATGTTGTTCCTTATAACTATCAATAAGGTCCATTACATTCCAACTAAAAATTGCTTCCATTTAATGCCGTTGGAAATTTGGAAATCTCTAGATTTAATCTGTGTTAAAACAGACTCTAGAAAATATATAATAGAATTGATATATTCTACTTTAACATCTAATCTATTAAGCTCTTCATCTCCAGATAAAAACTCATCCATCTCGTTCTTGAGTGGCTTTATTCCTTGCCACTGCTCCCAGCCGAGTGTTGCCAACTCATCTCTGGACAGTTCACCTCTGTAATATCTAAACTTATTTTTGCGCAAAATATTATAGTCATACTTCAACTTAGAAAGTCTGACTTTATTGTCTATCAAATATTGAATATATTTGGCGTGTAGGTTAGGTGTTTTGGTTGATTCTTCACCCAAGTGATCATCATCAATACTACTATCTTCTTGCCACATCTTTTGCAAATCTTCTAAATTCATAATATCTCCTCAAGTTACTTCATGATATTATACTATAAACTGCAATTTAAAGAAACTTATATCTTGCATACCTAAACACAGCGTCTCCAACAAGGTATTGGACATCGGTGTTTGTTGATTGGAATATCATAGAAGTAATGCTTATTGGAAATATGTCTACAAAACTAACTGTTTTTACTGCAACATTATTAGAACCTAAGATTTCTAAAGTTCCGTCAGAATAGTTTTTTGCAAGATCATTTACCAATTCACGACTGTCTGCTGAATTGAATGTAGTATATTGAGTATAACTTTCAGGAAATCCTAATGCAACAATCCAGTTATGTAACTGAATGTAATTTGCCATGTTTTCATCAACTAAGAATCTTACATTAAGAGTATCGTAAGTTAGCATTTCTCCTGGAATTGGCTGAACAGAAAATGGTGTGTTCATTTCTGGTGCACCTAATGTTAATCCAGGAAGATTTACCTCTTGACAAAAATATGTAAGGGTAGGAAGTTTTTGTATACTAAATCTAAATCCATTAGGTGAGAGGGGATTTATATTAGTAGGCACTGGGCATGTTAAAGTTCCTGCCATGGTTTCTCCAAAAGATATTTTTACTATTTATATAAAAAAAGAGGGCGAGATTGCCTCGCCCTCAGATACCGCTTCTAGGTCGGTTTAGTCAGATCTTGACTATTACATCAAGTTCGTAACTTTAACACGACGGTAGTAGTAGTTCTCGTCAGCTGCCAATCCACCAGCACCGTCAAGCTCAACGAATGGGTTAGCTACTAGACCATAACGTGTCTTAAAGCCAATTTTTGGCTGGAAGGTGTTAGGATCTACAGCACGAACCATCTGGAGAGGAACGTATGGGCAGTAGAATAGACCAGCATCAAAAGCAGATGTACCTTTGTAACCAACTACGAAGAATTGGTTAGCATTGTTTGCATTGCTTGAATATGGGTCAACGTAAACTTTGTACTTACCGTTAAGAACACCAGCGAAAGTTGTAGAAGCCTCATCAACATTCAAGTTCGTTGAAAGAGCTGGAGCGTAATCAAGAACGCCAGCCATTGCAAGAGCTGAAGCCACATCAGAAGATGTGATGATGAAGTTACCACGACCACGTCGGGTTTGTTGAGCAATCACGTTTGCTTCTCTTTCGATTTGGAAAAGAAGACCTTTGAATTTCTCAACAGACCAACGACCGTTTGAGTCGGTGTCAAGGTCAAAAGTACCAGCAGTAGTTGTACCAGCTACAGCTCCTGGCTTAGCAGTTGTGTAGATTGTACGAACAACTTCACGGTTGATCTCAGCAAGAATCTCAGCAGACAAAATGTTGCTAAGTTCAGCTTCTGCGTCAAGACCATGAACAGATTTCATATCTTGAGCAAGTTCGATTGAGTACTCAGCTTTCAAAGCACGAGTCTTAGCTGTTACGCTAGTACGCTCGATTGAGAAAGCCATTTGGTTAAATGCGCCTGCAAGAGAAGCACCTGATCCAAGAGCCTCACCCTCACCTGTTGATGTACCTTCACCAGTAGTGTAAGTACCAGATACTGGGTTAGAACCAGCATGAGTACCTTCACCTGAGAAGTCAGTGTCAGCTTCGTTGTAAAGAGCCTCAGTACCGCCCATTGTGCCATAGCGTGACTTCATAGCGAAGATCAAGCCAGTAGGCTGAGTCATTGGCTGAACGCCAGCAACATCATAAGCGATAAGTTGTGGCATAGCACGACGAACAAGTGAAATCAATACTGGGTCGAATTTAGCCATTCCACCTGTATTTGGAAATGCACCTGAATTGTTTGTAGGAGCACCAGCAGCTTCTGACAAGAGATCAGCTTGTTTGCCCATCTCACGCTCTTGGTTCTCAAGAAGAACTGCTGTTACTTCTCTACGATAGTTATCTTTAATTCCTGGAAGAGAATCGTGGTCAAGTACTGGTGCCCACTTCTCCATTAATTGTTTGCGATCCATTTGTAATACCTTCTTTCTTATCTAAAAGTTGTTTTGCCTAGAGCCTGTGCGTAGCGATTCATTGTCTCAGAGAGAACTTTCTGCTCAACAATTGGCTCATCTGACACTACAGATTTAACATCTGCGGTTGCCTTTTTAACAAAGTAATTTTCACGAATTGTCTGAAGTTTCTTAGTGAAAGACTCAACGTCTTCGTAAGAAAGTTCTTCAGCAAGACCTTTGAATTTCTCAACTTCAGTATCTGTCAAACCTTCTGCAGTCTCTTCGATAGTTTGTGAACGCTTAATAGCATCCAATTCTTTCTTAAGACTTAGGCTAGACTCAACAGACTCATTAAGTTTAGATTCAAGTTCTTCAACCTTAGACTCCATCTCACCTAAAACGTCATATTTTTCTTCAGGAATATCAATGTAGTGCTCTTCAAAGAGAGACTTCAAACCACCGATAAAGCCTTCAAGAATTTCAGACTTCATACCAGATTCAAGGGCAAGTGCATTCTGTTCCATCCACTGCTCGACCATAAGACCGAGATATCCATCAACTTTTTCAACAAGACCCTCTTGAATTTCTTCTTGAGCTTCAGCAAGTCTTTGCTCATAAGACTCTTCGAGCTTAGAGACTTCTTGCTTAACTCTTGAAATAACTGCAGCTTCAAAAATTGTAGCTGCTTTAGTTTTAAACTCTTCCGAAAGCTCTTCACCGTTAACAAGTGCAGCAACATCTTCAGAAACATCAACTCTGAATTCGTCTTGCTCTTCTACGATAGCTTCGTCAGAAACTTCTTCTTCTTCTTTGAGTTTATTCATAGACTCTCCAGCACCACCTTTATCAGCTACATTAGCTTTTTTGGTAGTAGCGTTAGCAGCAGATTTCTGATCAACAACAGCATTCTTTTTGTTGTGATCATTGTCTGGATGTGCGCCATCGCCTTCAAGTTTATTCATAGACTCAGGAGCAGATGCGTTTTTAGTTGCCGCATTTGCTTCGTCTAGATTTTCTTCTGCGATTTGCTCGTGATCAACCTCTTCGTTTAACTTTCGGCTGTTTTCGAGTAGTTCGCTGATTTTTTCTTCGATAGACATTCGTTTATCTCCTGTGAATTTCTATTGAGATCCCTCAATAATATTATTTATATTATTTTAATTTTTGTAGAAAATGTTGGAATGCCTGTATTTTGGCTTCCTGTAACTGAAGAGACTTAGCTCTTTTAATTCTTAACTTCATCTCTTCAAGGTCCTTTTCCACGAATTTACCATCAACAAAAGCCCACTCTTTTGATTCCATAACACCTTCTACGAAAGCGTCGGGAGCAGAGGGATCTGCAACAATATCTGCGGCAGTAGCAAGGACAAAATCATCAGCAACTTCTGCAACCCCATCCTTACCTTGGCGCAGAGTGCCCATACCTCTAGAGGAAACACCAATTGTAGCACCTTCATCAAGAAGATTCTTTACAATTTTACCGTACGGTGTATCCATAATTTTTGCTTTACCTATAAAGTTATCACCATCCTCATATAATTCTTTTATCATATGTGAAACACGATCTAAATTAATAGTTGGTGAGTCAGGATGACCCAATTCACCAAAAGCACGGTTCTTGTTAACGTATTGCTCAGTATATCTATCAACTTCTTTTTTGAGAGTTTCTTTTGGATAGACTCGTCCGTTACGATTTTTCATATTGGACTGGAGAAAAACTCCTTTAATAAAATAGTCTTTACCCTTACCCTCTTTCTCTTCAGTGATAAATTCTACTGACTCGTTTAATTCTTTAATTAGTTTCATTTTTTACCCCTTATGCAGAGATCGAATTCGGATCATCGTAGATACCATACTGTTCAGGCTGAATCTTAGTATTGTATCCTGCTGCTTTCCTTAATCTTAACCAGCACTCTGCTTGTGCGCCTGAGATGGTAACAACAATATCTTGATCATTGTTTACAGTGTCAGATATCATCATCTGTCCACCAAAATCTAATTCTCCAGCAGCATTAGCCTGTAACGTCATAATAGTATTAGCACCTCTGGTTATGGTAATCACGCCACCAGAAGCACCAGTCCATTGAACTGAAGTAATATTGACTCGTTGAGATCCAGCACTTGCTGCTAATTCTGTAGCAGCAACCAAATCAACATCCAAATCAATTGTTGCTGGAGCAGCAGTTCCTTCGACTTTGACAACTGCTTCTGTTTGTGTTTTCTTTAATACGGTTTTATTAACAGCCATCTCTATTCCTCTATAAGTTCTAACACATGAAGAAAATTGTCTTTACTTTCTCTCATATATTCAACAATTTCTTTTTGATTCTTAAACAGCTCATTTAATTTTTGCTGTGTACTTTCAGTAATAATAACAATACTACCATCAGAAAGTTTATAATCTAGTTTACCCTCTAGTATCTGATCTAAAGTATTCAATTTTTTTATATCACATACTACAGGATCAACTGTAAATAATTTGGAAGAAGCTAGTTCTAAGTATGATTCAATAAGCGTATCAGTAATTTTTGTATCGTGGTATTGACTTATAATGTGTGCTATTGTATCTTCTTGTAACTCTTCGTATGTTTCAATTTTAATATCTTGTTCTATTTTTTCAGATAAGTATAATTGTCTGCAATATTCTTTAGCTTCTTCCAAGCTTTCAAAACTTTCTTCAATCTTATCATTATCAATAAACAGCTCTCCCTCTTTGTAATGAGCGATTCTACCAAATGTAGTAAAAGTCTCTTTACCTTCTTTTAAATTACGGTATAGCTGTTTGTAATACATTAAGCTT